CAACCATTTGGCGGTGTGTACTGTTTCCAAAATGGATCGTCCACCGGCAATGTTGTCCCGTGTAGTATGCGGTGTGATGCACGGACTCTTTCATCGTTGGCAGTACGATATTGAAGGTTGATAAAGTCTTTGTTTTTCTCAAAGTCTGCCCACTTGCCTGCCATCTGCGCCGCCTGCAATGCTTGGTTGTATTCGGTTCTTAGGTAGTTATGGTTGTAGTCTTTGTTGATGCTTTGAATATCGTTTAAAAACTCATTAAACGGTTTTATATTACCTTTTTCATCTGTCAGCATTTGCGACACCTGTTCTAATTCGGCATGTGTCTTAAAACCCGAAAAGATAAAGGCGTTTTCTCTCAATGCCGCTGATACTGCCGGGTCAGGTTCTTCGCCCAATCCTTTGTCGATGGCTGTATTAAACACCCTGAAGGTTTCGTTTATCAATGCGCTGCCCTTTTGCGTCGATAGCATTTCGGGATTATATCCGCCATTGTCGTATATCTGTTCTGCCGCTTGTTCGTAATACGAATCATCAAAGTCATCATCAAAATCCACATGTATCAAATTGACAGTTTCTCCCCCATTGTCAATTGTCAATTGTTCATTGTCAATTGCATAAAGCTCCTTTAGTGCCTTATTGAGTGTTTCATAATAGTTTTTTCGGGATTGCGCCCCTAAGCGAAAAAACTATCAGTCGTCAATTGTGAATTATGAATTGTGAATTGTGAATTATCCATTCTCAATTGTCCATTGTCCATTCTCAATTGTCCATTGTCAATTGTCAATTGTGAATTGTCAATTGTCCTCTTCCCAGTAATCGGCACTCCGTATTTGTCGGTGAAATATTTCGGGTCTATTTCATACCCGGCACTAAGGAGCATTTGTTCCATTTGGAGCTGTTGTTCCGGTGTGTATTGCGTATCATTCACCCAGTCGAATCGTATATCTCCAATATTAACACCCAATTTGTGCATCTTTGGCAATAGTTGTCCGTTGATCACGTCTCTCACCATGTCGGCATCTTTTTCCACGAGGTTTTTAAGTACCGACAAATGCACCTCCGATTGACTAAGACTCGAACCCGAATCCAATGTCATTGTTTGTCCTAATATACCTTTGCTCATTTCGCTGTTGGCACGGTCTATCCTGCGGTCAAACACGTTGAAGGCGTCGCCTTTGGTGTTTTCCACAAATTCCAGCTCCGTACCTTCAGGAAACAAACCCCATGCAGCCGGTCCCATGTTTTCAAGCATGTTTTTTATAGAGTTGATTTCGGTGCTGTCTCGGCTGCCTGTCTTGGCTATTCTTACAGGTATGCCAAAGAGCTGTGCAAATTCGTCCCAATACGCAAGCGCATTGCGTTTGGCTATGGCTGAAGGTACGCATCCCAAGAGTTTGCCCAAATCATCCGCTCTGCCTGCTGTTATTAGCCATGTGTTAAATGGTTCTTCGGTGTACTTGATACCTTTGCTTACATGGTCGTAGATGTCTTTTTTGATTATTCCAAATTCTGGCACCACGTTTTTGCGCGGTATCAATGCCACTTTGTCGAATCCGTTGTCTGTTATATTGCCAAGTTCTATTAGCGAATACCCGTAATATATCGAGTCCAAAACATAATTCAAAAGGTCTTTAAACCATGTTTGCTCAAAATAATCTATCGGTTCTTGTACTCTTTCGCCGTTTTTGAGGTCTGTAAAATAAAACTCTTTTTGCAACACCATGTCTTTACGCTGATTGATTGCACCGCTTAAGTGTTGGTCTGTTATGATGTCATCATATATTTCATACAGCCTGTTGCGAGATGGATTTTCTACGCTCAATGCCTGTTGCCATGCGTTGCGCCATTGCTGTATATCTTTCTGATACAGATTTTGACTGCGTTTTACTACAGTCGCCAATATTTTCGGGTCTAAATTCTTCATGGTTAATTATGAATTACGAATTGTGAATTATGAATTCTGAATTCTGAATTATGAATTATGAATTATGAATTATCCATTGTCAATTGTCCATTGTCAATTAATATACGTTGGGTTGGTGTTTCATGCTTCCGTATTGGAATCTATAATGTGAGGTATCCTCGCCAGTTCCGTCGCTCGATTGATAGCCCGGAAGGTTTGGTGTTATTTTTCCCGCTTGTACTTCCTGAAGCCATTTTAGCCACATGTTATATCGGATTTCTCGTATTTCATAGCCCAAACGTTTTGGCAACCACGATACAAGGTGATACAGCATTATATCGTTAGTTATCATTACAATCTGTTGATTGCGGTCTGTGCCTGTTGCGCTGAATATTGCGTTGCAGTCGTAACGACTCCGCAAATATCCCGAAATCTCCTCTATGGCCTCACGTTCTGCAAGGTCGAGGCTTTCCGCGCTGCCTTGGTTGATTACCTCAAAGGTATCTTCATCAACCACTATCCTGATGTCATCTATTGTTAAAAAGTCCATTTCTATTATTTTTTTTAATTGACAATTGATAATTGACAATTGATAATTAAAGGCATTTTTAATTGACAATTGATAATTGACAATTGATAATTAAAGGCATTGTCCATTGTCAATTGTCCATTGTCCATTGTCAATTGTTAATACGCATTCCTCGGAGAATTTCTTCTGCCTATTTCGGGCTCAAAGAGATGCGCTCTTGCTGCTTTTTGGAGTATAAAGATTGCACCTTCGTCGGCATCGGGCGCGTCATCGTGTCCACGCATCCCTTTTTCAAATGATAAGGTTTGCTCCAATGCCGCCTGAAAATCCGCATCATCTTTTTGCTTGATGTCGTACCATACAAACCCACGTTCCCAAAGTGCCGATACGTTTTCTATTCGTGCATATTTATCTGGCTTTTTGCGTTTGTCGGCTCTTATTGGCAATTGAAACCCGCGCTTTTCACCCTCAGCCGCAAACTCATCTAATAGCATATCTTGTAGCATGTTTGCCTCGATGTAGTAGTCTATCACAATGCCCTGTTTTATGGCTACCTCGTGCAGATCATAGAACCACCGCACTAATTCTCCCACGGTGCATTGTCGGCAAAAGGCTTTTAAGCAATGCAGTTCAGAACCTTTTTTGCCCCACACTTTCACGGCTTTATAGTCGCTTTTGTCGGTGGCTTTAAATGATGGGTCGCAATATGCTACAATGCTGTCGTATTCTTTCCATTTCAATACGGGTTTGTATCTTATCCATTCGGCTTTAAATACTGCCCCGCCTGTTATCGGGTTGTTCATGTATTCTCGTTGGAATCCTCTGTAACCCATAAACTCTTTCATTTGTTCTATGCGCTCCGGGCTCCAAACATCCGGCCACGATGGTTTTCCGTCTTTGTCTGTGATGTTTACCCGTGTTACTGTTACGCCTTTGGTTTGACTCATGTTGTATAGCACGGAATTTTTGGCTATTAGGTTTCCCACCATTATAAACCGTCCACCATCAGGACCAAAGCAACCGAATAATGCTTCTTTTACCCATTCGGTAAGCTCCCTTACCCGTTGGTCGTTTCTTGTGATTTCGTCATCATCAAGGTCATCTATTACGATATAGTCGGGACGGTGTTCCCTGTATCTAAGACCTCTCGGACTTTGACCCCGTCCTAATGCAAAGAACGCCTGCCCTTGTGCTGTTACAAAATGCCCTTCTGCCCAATCTCCCTGATTGTAATACACCCCGAAGTCATCTATATATCTGTAATTGTATTGCAACTCTGCCTGTATATCTCCAAGCAGCACGGCGGCATTGCTTTCACTTTTGCCAACAAGTACCATCACATTTAATAGGTCTTTTTTCTGTGCCAACAGCCATAGCGGTATCATTACGTCCAAATGGGTACTTTTGGCGTGTCCTCGTGCCCACTGAAAAACGGCTCTAATATTTCCATCTTTCAATACTTTTTTGGCGGCGTCTTTATGAAACGGTGCGCAGTGCGATATTGTGCCGTCTTTCTTGGTGCAATAGTGCGGAAAATAGTATTCAACAAACTTTGAATAGTCTTTTAATAGCCCTTTAATACGCTTTTGACGGTCTGTTAATGTTTCCTCCGCTCTTGTAAATTGCGCCGTTTCTATTTCCCGGCATAGTGCGTTGAACCGTTCTTTTGCCTCTTTTATTTCCTTAGCTGTTGCCATGGTGTTATGCGTTGGATGTCAGTTTTTCGTTGATATACAAATCTTGATATTTGGCTATGGTCTTTAATATTTCGGGTGTTAGTTCCGGGTCTATGCTTAGTCTTGCTTTTAGCCAATTAAGGAATCCGGAGAAGGTATTCATTATGTCTACAATGCTGTTTTTCTTGTCGAGTTTTTCTATTGCATTGCTCATCTTGATCACCATGTCTGCCACGCTTGTATATTCACCGATGTCAGGGTCTTCTTTACTGCGAAATTTCTCCAATAGCTTGTCTATCGACACTAAGCACTTGTTTACTATCTCCTGACGATTGATGTTATTTGCGGCTCTGCGTTCCTGCCATTGGTTTTGTTTCACCCATTGACTTACTGTTGTGGTTGATATACCTAACCTTTCGGCGATGTCTTTGCCTTGTTCACCTTGCATATACAAAATTTCGGCTATGCCTTTTTTGTCTTGCATTTCTTTTTTTGCCATGTCTTTTATTTGTGTTTTTCTGTTTGTTTACACTGCAAAATTAGGCTGCAACTTGCTCAACTAAAAAAACCTGTGCAACCTTTGCACAACTTTTTGGCAACCCTTTTCCTTCCCCCTAATTTTGCATCAACGAACAACAATTAGCAATTGTCAATTATCAATTGTCAATTGTCAATTTAAAAAAAGTACCATGAAAATAATTTTATGTGATAGCACCACAGTAAACTCTTACGGCTTCCGTACCGACGTAACCGGCATCAATCTTTCCCGGTTCAATAAGAACCCCGTGATGCTCTACAACCACGACCCCGAAAGGATTATCGGACGTTGGGAACATGTAAAGACCGACGGCAACCGGTTAATCGCCGAACCTGTTTTTGATATGGAAGATCCTTTTGCTGCTGAGATTGCCCGTAAGGTCGAACAAGGCTTTATTAAGGGTTGC